CATGGAAAAGGTGGAACGATAACATTTACCGGGATTGATCCTGCACTTGTTTTGAGTTGGACGCTTGACGCTACTTGCGACATGGCTGACGGAACCGACATGGCTCAAGCGACTAAGATATATTTTGCAGGTCTTAAAAACTGGACTGCTTCGGTTGAGGCTCTTGCGGATTCAGGTGGTCTCGAAGGTGAATTGGGAGTGCTGGGGTCAAGTGCTACTCTAACATTGCAAATGGTAAGTGGAAAAACAATAGCAGGCACAGCGATATGCACGGGCTTTGATCCTACTGTCAGCATTGACGGTGCAGTTACTGTAACGTATAGTTTTCAGGGTTCTGGGACTTTGAGTTAGGAGATATTATGGCTTCTTTTCACGGAAAAAATGGTAGAGCGTATTGGGACGGTGCCGCTGGCGATGTTTTGATTTCGCAAATAACTTCATGGACGGTAACAGCAACCGCAGATGTAGCTGAAATAACTGATATGGGCGATTCATGGAAATCTTACGTTGGAGGATTTCAGGACTGGACTGCGACAATTGAATCTAACTTACCCACAACTGGAACTCAGATACCGTGGGCGACGAATGGCACTGAAGCTTTTGGTGAGGGCAATGCTGTTGAACTGGAATTATGGTTAGACGACACTTCGGAATTGAACAAAATCTTGTACGGCCTTGCCCACGTAACAGGGATAAGTGTAATAGACAGTAAAGATGACGTCGTTAAGGCAACATATGCATTTCAGGGCAGTGAGGTTCTTACGTGGACTACTACTGATCCTAATTAGTAACATTAGAAAGGGAAAAAATGAACGAGTTAGCAGACATGGTTAAAAAGACAAAAAAAATCACGCTGGATGGTAAGAGTTACATTTTGAGCGAATTGACTATGGCCGATTGGTCGGAACTCGACGTAAGGAGTAAGGATCACAAGAAACGCGCAGTTGCCGTCAAGCGGGACACTGTTATCGAAACAGCTAAGAAGATTTATGGCGATAAGCTTCCCGATAATCTGATTGATAAGGCAATGGCTCCGCTGCTACCAGAAGAATATGAAGAGTACGAAGACACCTTTGAGGGTTCCCAGTTCATGCTATGGCGGTCTCTCGTTAAGAGGCAGCCTGAATTGACAATGGATGATGTTGCTAATATTATTCCAATCCACAAAATACAAGAAATAGTTAAGCAGATTACAGGCGTGAAGGAACCAGCAAAAAACGTGCGGAGGCCGGCGAAAAGAAAATAAGCTGGCCGGTCGCAATATGCTTGGTGATGAGATATTATAAAGGATCATTGAGTTTTGACGAGATTATGGGATTGACTATACAACAATTTAATGTATTTATGGATAGCATGCTCGAGATAGGTAAAATGGAAACTGGAAGCGAAGAAGAACAAGACAAGTCCCTTACTGGACAATCGGGTTTTGCAGTTGCTCAAAGAATATTACCGAGGAAAAGATAAATGTCGGTTTTAGGCGAAGCTAAAGTAAAAATAACAGGCGACTTGAAGCCATTAAACGCTGCTTTTAGGCGCGCAAGAAATTTAACTTCATCGGCTGTTAAGTCGATAGGACGTACTATATTCAAAGGTATAACTGGAGCGGTCAAAAAGGCTGCCAGAGTTGTTAAGCAAACAGTAAAAATCATTATTGCAGCTATAGTGGCGATAGGTGTAGCTTCGGTAAAGATGGCAATGGATGCGGAGGAAAGCGAAAACCTTTTCGAAGTGTCAATGGAGAATATGTCGAAAGCTGCAAGACGGTGGTCAGATGAATTATCGAAAAGTCTTGGGTTGAATTCTTTTGAAGTCCGTAAAATGATTAGTATCCTCAATGTAATGCTGAAATCAATGGGGTTAACTGCTGACGAAGCGGCAAAGGTTAGTTCGGAATTGACTCATTTGGCTTTCGATATGGCAAGTTTTTACAACTTGAAACCAGAAGAAGCTTTCCAAAAAATCCAAGCAGGTATAACTGGTGAGATTGAGCCATTAAAAAGACTTGGCATAATTGTCAACGAAACAACCGTAAAACAATGGGCGTTAAACAAGGGCATTATTAAAGGTACAGAAAAGTTGTCTGAGATCCAAAAAGTTATGGGCCGGTATGCTTTAATAATGGGCCAGACAAAAACAGCACAAGGCGACCTCGAGAGAACTCTTGATAGTACCACGAATGTTTTTCGGACGATAAAATCACAACTTGCGGAATTAGGGGTACAGATAGGTAACGTGTTCAAGGACGACGTTACGAACGCTGCGGTAGCGATAAGGGATTGGCTCGTAGAAAGCAAAGGGATGATAATTGATTGGGCCGTAACTATTAAAAATGTGCTTGTCCCTGCGTTAATAGATGCGTGGAAATGGATTAAGGATATATTTGATTTAGCTCGGCAGGGAAAATGGAAAGAGGTATTTCAGGGAATAGGTGATTTACTAAAAGATGCTTTCACGATTGCGATGGATTTTATTATGCCAAAAGCGAAGGAGATAGGTCTGGCTATAGGCGAATACGCAGCCAGTGCGATCAGGGAAGCATTTGGATTTAAACCATCACAAAGAACAATAGCAAAAGAACAGATAGCTTATCTCGGTGAGCACCAGCGAACAATGGTAGGGAAAGAATTTCCTGAAGCATCTAAAGGGCAAATTGATGCTGTTGTAAATTGGAGACGTGATTTTGCGAGAGGGACTAAGGTAGAGGATTTGTCAAGGGAACACTTAAAGATGCTCAAGCGATTAAATGATGATCTATGTAAAATCGAAAAGAACACAAGAACAGGAGCTATAGGGCCATAATGGCGACGATAACTGTAGACTACGAAAGAATGCCAGGCTACCCGCAAGAGCGTATGAGTTTTGCTAAATACGCAGCTGTAGATAAAGTTATATGCGATTGGGACGACCGCGTACAGCTTGCGAGAGAGCTTATCGGTTGGGTTGGTAACATAAAAACTAAGCCTCATCTTTACACCGATAATACTTACGGCGATTTATACGCTGGCGAGATTGAGATAGAGCCTATTATGAGCATGGACGGTGCAGGTAGCTATGAAAAGGCCACGTTGACAATTGAGTATTCTACTGTAGAGTGGGAATATCACGATGCTGACGAAGTATATGTTGAAGAAAGCATCGAACCGGCAAGTGAATTTGTTACGATAAGCACTGATGGTTTATACTGGTCAATTTCAAAGGGTAACCCGTTACCGAAAGATTCGGCTCCATCTAAAATAGAGCGTTATGTGGAGTGGGTATATCGAATCTACCAAATTAAAAGTCTGCCTGAATGGGTTTGGTCTTATCCAGGAACAATAAATAGCAAGGCGGTTACATCTCGGAAACTTGATATTACTTTTGATGCTGGCACTTTATTGTGTGGTAATCCTGAAGCCACGAGGCAAGCTACCACGAACGGGCATGAATCTTGGGAATTGACAGTTAGATTTACCTACAATTCTGCTGGCTGGAATTATTACATGAAGACTAATGCTGATGGAGACGTAACGTATTCTCGCATATATGACGGAGCAAGCAATACTAAAAAGTTTTATGCAGAAAATGATTTCAGAAATATAGTAATATGATAGAATCTGAACGATTAAAAAAGTTAACAGCAGGCGATAAGCAATTATCTGCAAGCCAATATAATATAATTGTAGACACTGTTAAACAGCTTGCCCGTTCTGGTAACGTCGATGGCTTGCAGGATAGCACGGGTTTTCATACTCGCCGACAAATTAACGCTTCGCCTTTTGAAATGAGCATTTTTGAGGTTCAATCAGCGGCTACAGGCGACGGCGTTTATAATTGTTACGAGCAGACTTTAGACGCGACTGAATGGGCTGATACGGCGGGCGATGCGAAGTTTGACGACAAGAACGAGACGAGTATCGAGGTTTTGAATCTACGAGAACATGACCCAGCTGCTTCCTATGCTGCTGCATTGGCATTGTATGATAAAATATCTGCGTGGCAAATGGCCGACGATGAGGGTAACAATAGATGGGTTGGTATACCTTGCGAGTACGGGCCACGAAGGGTAAGGGCTACGGAAGCGGCTACTGGGGCGGCTGCTAATATAACGTGCAATATAATGTTAAATAATGGCGTTGAGGCCGGGGCAGCTGAATTAGGCTACAACATAGAGGTTTACGGCGATGTTTGCGGTGGTACAAATCTAAACGCAGCTGTACCGCGAATCGCAGACGACGATTATCTAATGGCTCAAAATATACAAGGTAAATGGTACTTTGTAACAACGTTTAATGCTTCTCAGGATTGTTGATATGGTAGAAGTTGGCTGGGATACAAGTGTTCAAAAAGTTTTAACATCAGTTGGCAAGGTTTGCGAAAGCTGTTGTAGCTCTTCCACCACAGATACCTCGGAGTTCTGGACTAGCGGTTGGCCTGCTTCCGGTGCTACAACTTCAGTTAATGAAGGTTGCAGTTGTAATTCTTATGTTACTATTTCTCCAGACGTCAGACCGTGTTTTTTTTCAGCACCTTATTCAAATGTGTGCGGCAACCCTGACGCAAATCAATTCTGTGCGGTTACGGCTTCAGCAGGTGGATATTGTGTGCAGGGATGCGGTGCTGCTCCGGGTGAATCATGTAGTGGTTTTTGCGTATATGATGTAAGTGCTGTTAGTTGTCCTGGCGGAGAAGGCACGCTGCGATGCAATGCTCCGTTATTTAGTAATACGTGTGTGTTCGATGAGTAATTGTAAATACCAAAAAGAGAATGGTGACCATGTTGCAGCAGGCTGTCTGAGATGTGGTTTGATAGAGGATTTACTGGGATGCAAATTTCGTATTCCTCCAAAATTTTGTGAAGAATGCAATCAAGATTTTGATAAACTAATAGATGAGTACGGTATACTTTTGGCATTGAAGGCCTGTAGAAAATCAAGGGCTGGTAATGTTCATACTATTATACATAAGTTAAAAGAAAGAGGTGAAATTGGAGCGGCAAAACAAGCTGCATTAAATGCCGCAAGGAGTGGATTGTATGATAAGAAGGGAATTGAAAAGATAAAAGCAACAATTATAAAAGAGGGATTAGATGAGTGATTTTCTTGACCAGATTGACGACGAGGCAGAACTTGGACATGCCGATCCGTTTCGGTATGATAAGCCCTCGGCAGTTGATGAAGCACGGATAAAACCTACAATACCGGAATTGGTGGCTCATTTTTCCAGAGCGATGACCAGGTGGATAAAAAAAGGATTGCCGGTCGTTTCAAAGAAAGAGTATTTACGACGGATGGATATTTGTGTTGAGTGTTCTGGTGGTTGGCGATGCCCTCATTGTGGTTGTGTAATAAGAGCGAAGGCGGCTTTGGAAACAGAAATTTGCCCTGAGGGAAGATGGGAAGAAAAAATTGAAGCGAAGCAAATAGATGCTTCGGCTATTAAAAGCAAAACAAAAGAGTTATATAATATGAACGTCTTTTTTAATGCCAAGGGCAAGCCGGTTAATCCGATGGGGCAATTTAGTAATCAGTCTGTTTTTCTAATTATGAACGGGCCAAGTTTTAAGAAGACAAACAAGACAATTTTAGATACCCCTGGCGTTATTACTTTTGGCGTTAATAATGGCCCTGTTATATATAGACCAAATGTATGGATGGCTGTTGACCCTCCGTATCGTTTCATGTCGCATATCTGGGAAGACCCTGCAATAATGAAATTCACTTTTACCGGGCACGCAAAAAAGAAATACGGACGTCAGAATAAAAAGAAAGTCGGAGATTGTCCGAATCTTTTTATGATTAAACAAAATAGTGATTTTAATCCTCAGGCATGGCTGTATGAACCGACCTTTAATTGGGGGGATTCTAAAAAACGACATGGCAGAGTCTGCGTAATGTTGCCGTCAATTAAAATATGTTATTTACTTGGATTCAGAAAAATCTATCTGGTAGGATGCGACTTTTTCATGGACGAGGAAAATAAATATTCGTTTGAAGAAGACAGGACAAAAGCAGCTATAACATCAAATATGAGATTATATACATTACTAACAACATATCTTAACAGACTACAGCCTTATTTTAAGGCGGCGGGTTTAGAAATTTACAACTGCAACCCAGAAAGCAAGCTGGCGGTATTTCCATATAAAGATATAATTGAAGCAATTAGTGAAGTAAAATTAGATACTTCGGTATCTTCTTTTGGTATGTATAAAAAAAAAGTAAGTTAAAAGGAGAATTATAATGGCGGTTACATATTGGGAAGGCGATACTGACGGGGACTGGATGACTGATACAAATTGGTCAGGCGTTCATCCTGCTGCTGACGATGTGGCAATTTTCGATGGGCGTTGTGGTGCAACAGGATCGGAACCTGACGAGGGTCTGTTGGATAGTGAGAGTGGACACGTGGATCATGCAACTTTAGACTTGCTACACGTAAAAGATAGCTATTCCCAGGGCATGGCAACTGCAGCTGAGCCGTGCTGTACTTCACCAGACACTTTAATAATTGAAGGTTCTGGGACGTATTATTTTCTATGTGGAGTAACCGACCAGAGTTCTGATACAACAATTGCTACAACAATTATAAATAATCCAGACGCAATTGTATATTTGTATTCTAATTGCAACGACGGAGCAAATGCTGCGAGCTATACGAATATATATGTACTGGCAGGGATTGTTTATCTGGCGTATTACTCAGTAGATACCGCCGATCAAGGAACTGCTGTTGGCAATATGTATATAGCTCCGCGAGACAACAGATCTTCAAACGCTACAGTAACAGCAGAAAAGGACGCTTACAATGTCCTGACATCAACGGCCATGAATGTGTACATGCAGAACGGAACATTTACAACCGACTCACAGCTTGGCACTATACATTTGCACGATGGGACGCTGAACTACGGAACAGATTTAGCAGCCGCACCTGAAGCTGATTTAAATATTACTTTCCTGCGACAAACCGGGGGTACGTTCAACTGGTATCCTGACGACAGCGGAACTCCTACAATAACAGCGGCATGGGTTACTAATGGAACGTTTGATGCTTCAGGGACGACTAACGCTGACAGGGCAAAAACGATAACGACATTGAGAATGTTTAATTCCGCAACTGTTTCGCTGGACAATAACAAATCTAATATAACGGTAACTAATTTATATAAGCACGGCGGGACACTGAACTACGACTCAGGATCAAAAGCCGCAATCACTTACAATCAACCTTAGGAGTTAACATGGCAACTGCGAAAGAAGCAAAACTGAAACTTATTCATCTTGTGTACGGAATGTTTGTCGCTGCGATAGTAATCGGCATGTCGATTGGATCGCTAATTAACCAACAGTGTACAAACACCGAAACAATAAAAACCAAAGTAGATATGAGTATATTTGAGTTGTTTCAGGCACAGCAATACACGCAGTTTGAAAGGATAGATAAAACGCTTGATAAAATAGATAAAAAATTGGACGTAATTCAAAAGAAAATTTGAAAGGAGAAAGCATGAAGTGGTTTAAGCGCAACGCAGCATTAGTTATTGGGTTAGTAATCTGTATCCTGCTCGGCGTATATGCGGTGGGCTGTGAGTCCACAGGGGCGTCTGTCATGAATCCTGGCGAGAAAGTTACGGCCAGGCAATTAGAGGTCGAGGCGGAGAGCCTGTTGGCCCTACATGAACAGAATCTGGCTATGCTGGAGCTTTCTATAGAAGATATACACAGACAGGATGCGATTAAGCAGAAGTTATTCGAGTTTGGATCAACCGTTGCAACGACTGGCGAATTTAACCCGGTCGGCCTGATCGGTTTGGCGGGTTGGGTGCTTGGGGCAAGTAGTTTTGCTAATGGCCGCAAAAAAGACACCATAATCGCCAGAGACAAAACGCTACTCAATAAAAGCTAAATAAAAATAACACCTTCCTCTGTGCGGGGTCGCTCCGGTGGCTCCGCATTTTTGACGTCAGTATCCGCAAAAACTTACATTCCCGACAAAAGAATCTTGTAATATTTTTGATTTATTTAGCTGAAATATTTGACACAGGCTATTTTATGGTGTATACTTTACTTATGCTATCAGGAACGATTAACTTTTTAAGTCAGAAAGCGGAGGCAAAAAATGAATAACGACCTTTCTAATTCTGTTTACTTTTCCCTGTTAGGAGCTGTGTTCTGTGCCATTGTAACATTATGTATAGATGATAGAAGTAAGGTTAATCAGGGCACGGACGCCCCACTTTCCTCCTCCCCTGGGGGCACTTCCGATGAGGTGTCCCCTATTATTATTGAAGCTGCCGAACGTAACGGGATTTCTGTCGGGAGCAATAACTGGTATATCATGTTAGCTATTAAAAAGGCCGAGAACGGCCGTCCTGGCTGCGCATTCGGAATTATGCACCCAAAAGCCTGGGATACTAACTTGGACACGCAGGCGGGCTGGTGTGCGGCTACAATCGTAAAGAACCGGGTACGCTGGATAGAAGCTGGCTATCCTGACGACTTCATTACTTTTTTGGGTAGCAGATATTGTCCTGTCGGAGCAGATAACGACCCGGCTGGTTTAAATAAGAACTGGATAGGAAACGTAAAGTATTGGTTTGGTAGGTTGCGAAATGAGTGATATAACCGGCCAGAATGTTATGGATTTTTCACCGGCTACACGGATTTCACATCCGGACACGTCCAGAATAGCGGAGAAGAAGATAACAGAATCCGGCACGCGTAAGTTTCATTGCGATATAGTGTTGGCTACTTTACATCAATATAATGGCTCTACGACTGGAGAATTAGCCCCACACACACAGGAAGTAGAACCGAACAGGTTACTAACAGAAGAACAGGTGCATAAGCGGATGAATGACTTGGTTAGAAGGAAAGAAATAAAACGTTGCAAAGAACGAGACTGCAAAGTCAAGGGTTCATTGTGTACGGAATGGCGGATTATATAAAAAAGTAATAAATAAACTTGACATAGTATAGAGTTGGCTGTATAATTAGTACAGTTTTGGACAAACTAACAATGAAAAATGTAAACTTAAGACCCTTAGAACTATTCATTCGGCACACCGCCGGCTCATTATTAGTTTGTCCACTAAGGGTCTTTTTTCTAAAACGAGCGAGCAGTAAAAGCACGTGGCTAAACTCAAACATACAACAGGTAAGGGATGATGAAAACCCTCCTTATCGTTTGAGCCGTAGGGGTAAGCAAAGGCTATACCACGTTATTGCTGCATAATATATAAGGGCCATGATATCCAAAGCTCGTCCCTTGACTGGTAGTAGGGATAACCCCAATGGAAGTTGGTCCAGAGAAATAGGCTTTAAAAGTAAATACGGAGTAGTGGCGGAATAAGTAGACGCTAATGATTGCTGAGACAGCAGGTATAAACGAAAGCAATTAACGTCCTGTTGTCGTGCAGGGTGCAAATCCCTGCCTACTCCATTTAAAAAAAGTTAAAAAGAATTTGCTTTTCAAGAAATACGGTGTATACTTTAATCATGCTATCAGGACATCAAATAAAATTTACGAAGCCAGCAGAGACAGTTCCCCTCGCTCACCGCGAAGTCCTGATAGCAGCTCTGCTGGCTTTATTTTTGACGGGAGTAGAATAATGAAAATTACAGTTGAGCAGATATTAGCTAAAAACCCATGCACCGAATGGACAGAGAAGCGGTTAAGAAAATATATCGGCGAAGGCAAAACGCTGTCTGAGATATTAAATCTCAAGAAAATATCAATTGATGACAAGATATGGTGTGTTACCAAATTCTTGCCTGACGCTGCTAATCGTATATTTGCCATTTGGTGTGCGAGGCAGTGCAGCACAAAATACAAAGAAATAGCTACTTATATCGAGGTTATTGAGGCATATTACGCAGGCCAGGCAACAAAGGAAGAATTGCAAGCGGCAGACAGGGCGGCAGACTGGGCGACATGCAGTGCGGCATACAGTGCGGCAGACTGGGCGGCAGACAGGGCGGCACGCAGTGCGACATACAGTGCGGCATACAGGGCGGCATACTGGGCGGCATACAGTGCGGCACGCAGTGCGGCACGCAGAGTGGCATACAGGGCGGCATACTGGGCGGCAGACAGTGCGGCATACATTGCGGCATACAGGGCGGCAGGCAGTGCGGCACGCAGTGCGGCAGAACGCAAAAAGCAGTTAAGGAAGCTAAAAGAGATTGTAAAAGGAGTTTGATAATGAAAGAACACCGCTTGGAGCCGCCAGAAAATAAATATTGCGAGTGTGGCAATATGATATATGGCAACAACTGTTTCTGTGAAACGTGTTTAGACGGAATCGCAGACGCGAGATACGAGGAAATACAAGATGATAAACTTTTTAAAGGAGACAAAAATGGAAACACGAATTAAAAGAGTGGCCCAGTTCCTGTTCGACAATGCAGGGATGATTGTAACCGAACTCAAAAAGTCCCGAAACTACCGATCGCTTTCGGTGAACATGGATTTTTTCAAGTACGAAGGCGGAGACAATCTTGGTTTAGAGATGAAATTTTATGATTCGACTGCAAAACATCTTTATTTGGCAAACGATGCTATTTGCCTACAAAGATTCGAGCAACTATGCTCACAAATGAACGATGAGGCGGGCGTTAATCCACCGCCAGAACCAGAACCAGTAAGAGACACATTGTAAAAAGGAGCAGAAAATGAATGACATGGTAAAATTTGACGAAGTAAAGGCGGAATTAGCCGAGTATGGAGAACGCAACGCAACAATGGTTTTTGACTATGCCGATCCGGAAGGCGAAAAAGAAGCAAGGGGTTATGTTTTCCAGCTCCGTAAGCTCAAGGGCAGGATAGCTGCGAAACACAAGGAGGTCAAGGCTGACGCTTTGGCTTACGGGCGGAAGGTAGACGCTATCAAGAATACCTTAACAACTGCTGTTGAAAAGATGATTGATGTGCACACGACACCCCTGAAAGAGATTGAGGACGCAAGACAGGCCGAGATCGACGCTAAAGTCAAAGCTGTTAAGCTGGAAGAAGAACGCATCGAGAACGAACGCCTTGAGACGCTCCGCAAGCGTGAAGAAGAGATTAACCGCAAAGAGGCTGAAATCAAGGCCAAGGAAGAAGCAATAGCGCAAGCTGAATACGAAAAAAAGATGAAGATCGAACAAGTCAAACGTGAAAAGCGGATTGCCGAAGAAGCTCGAAAAGATGCGATTATACAGGCTGAATATGAAAAACAAAGAGCTATCGACAAAGCTGAACGCGAAAAGAACGAGGCGGTAGAGGCGGAAAAAGAAAAGGCGAGCAAGATAGAGGTTGAACGGCTCGCGGATGAGGATGCTAAAAGAGCTAAAGCCAACAGACTGGCGAAGATAGAAGCCGATAGAATTTCTGATGAGAAACATCGAGACAAAATCGAATCAAAGGTGTGTAGCCAGATACGGGAAACTATTAACGAATACGTCGATCTTGAAGGGTACGACACCGCCAAGGACATCTTGGAATCTATTAAGTTTGGAAAAACCGCCAAGGCCCTCTTGGAAGCTATTAAGTTTGGTAAAATCGAGAATGTAACAATCAACTATTAAGGAATGAGAAAATGGAAATTAACGACTTAATAGACCGATATATCGAGGACTTGGTTTTTGACAAACTAATCAAGTTGGCTGACATCTTCTGCGTTCCGCACGACGAGAAATTCTGGATGGACGATGAGTGGATCGACAGGGAGAACGAATTACGAGATACTGTCGGCGATGCTTTTAAGGAAATAACCACATGAAAATTTACGCGGATATACAGCAATTAACGCCTGAATGGCACGAGTTACGGTTGGGTACGGTAACAGCTTCTCGATTCAGTTCAGTTTTAGCCGGGGGCAAGGGCAAGACCCGCAAAACTTTTATGTACGGGCTGGTAAACGAAATAAGAAATCGCATACCAATAGAAACTAAAACAACAGTTGCTATGCAGAGAGGTACCGAGATAGAACCGTTGGCAAGGGAGGCGTACATAGCGAGCACTGATTTACCTGTTATCGAAGTCGGGTTCGTAGAACTCACTGAAAATATCGGCTGTTCACCTGACGGATTGGTAGGCACAGAAGGCTTATTAGAAATCAAATGCCCGAACACCACTACGCATATTGAAACGATAGATACGGAAATCATCGGGTACAAAGCCCAGATACAGGGCCAGCTATGGGTAACAGGGCGTAAATGGTGCGATTTTGTAACATTCGACCCAAGACACGATGAGCCTTTTTGGTGTAAAAGGATCTTCCGGGACGAAGAATATATATTAGGAACTTTAGAACCAAGGATAACCAAGTTTGTAGCTGAGATGTTAGCTATTGTTGACAAGAAAAAAGTACCTTTTTAGGAGAAAGAAAATGGAGTTATTAAAGGAAGATTTATATTGGTGTGTAAACAGATTACCAAAAGAAGTTGTTTCATTGTTGCGAAATAGACAAGGTCAATTATTTGTAGCTGGAGGATTTATTAGGTCTTGTATTGCTAACGAAAAGATTAACGACATTGATATCTTTTCTACAAACAAGGATATCGCTGAACTTTGCGCAAGAACTATTGCTGGGGTAGAATACAAAATATTAGAAACAGATAACGCCTTCACTGTTTATGGCAAAGGCCGTTTATCTATTCAGTTTATACACAAATGGACTTTTGAGAAACCAGCAGACGTTTTGCCAAGTTTTGATTTCACTATCGCTAAAGCTGTTTTTTGGAGCAACAAAAAAGAATGGAACAGTCTGTGTGATGATAGATTTTACCAAGACCTTGCAGCGAAAAGATTAACCTATTGTTCACCGAAGAGAATAGAAGAGGTAGGGGGTTCAATGTTAAGGGTGCTTAAATTTTACCAACGAGGTTATCGCATACCACTTGATTCTTTAGGTGCTGTCATAGCTCGGATTACGACAGGGATAGATTTCAATAAGGCAACTAACGAAGAAGAATTTGCGTATGTTTTATCAGGTCTTTTGAGAGAGGTTGACCCATCCATTGACCCTAACCACATAGCCCACTTACCAGATACAAATAAACTAACCAACGAAAAATAGGAGAAAAACAATGACCACGGAAATTCAGAAAACAGAAGATGCGTCACCGGAAAGCATGATAAAATTAGCTATTGAGAGCAATGCCGATTTGGAGAAAGTAGAAAAATTGTTAGAACTGAAGGAGCGATTTGAGGCTAACGAAGCAAGGAAAGTTTTTGCCTCTGATTTCTCAGTTGTACAGGCCAATATGGGGGCTGTTATTAAAACAGCAGTAAACCCACAGACGCATAGTAACTATGCTAAACTCGAAGGCGTTATCGAAGTTTCTAAGCCAGTATATACCAAACAAGGGTTTTCAATTATTTTCTATGAAGGGAAAACAGAAGTTCCAGAAAATATACGGGTTTATGCCGATGTTCTGCATAAGTCCGGGCATAAAGAAACATACCACTTTGACGTTCCGCTGGACGGGGTAGGGATAAAGGGAAACGCCAACATGACGAAAATCCACGGTAAGGCATCTTCTGTTTCTTACGGCCGAAGATATCTGTTGTGCATGATATGGAATATCCCTACGCAGGACGATGACGGCAATGGCAACGTTGAGAAAAAATCCACTGTCAAGCAACTCACTGACGCTGAAGATAAAATCATGGAACAGGTTTTAAGCCAGATAAAAGTACCAGAAGGCTTTGAGCTTGACAAGAAAAGGGTAAAATCGATACATTTAAGTACCCGAACCAAAACTTTAACGGAAAACTTGGTTGGTAGTACCGCTAACTACTTCAACGGTCTCAAAAACCCCGCTATGTTTATAAAAATCGACCCGGAGGCGGGAATGATGAGCATTGACGAGGTTACCCCTGACCCGAACGCCAAGAAGAAATGTTTACGATGTACGGCGGTATTCGACTCTGGCAAAGAGTGCCCTAATTGCGGGGGAGATGATATAGGAGTAGAGTAATGGACCCTATTAAACGATTAACGGGTATACTGGAATACGGATTCGACGATTTAAGTTTAGACGACAGACAAAATATGCAATTAGACGGTGCGTTGTTGCTTTATGAAATTAAGGAAATTAAGGCTGATGTCAAAATTCAAAGGCTGGTTATTTTGGATTATTACAATCACTGCAAAAACGACATGCAAATATGCGGAATAAACACACGGGCTAAGAAAATACTGAAGGAGTAGAGTAATGCCAGAGTACACCGGAATAATAACCACAGGCGGCCTGTATTGGCCTGACACGGCCCAAAAGGACAGGTGGCAAGCTAAGTACGCTGGCGAATGGTTTAGGGCTAAATTCAGCCTCCTGAGCCGGTCCATTAAAGACCCTAAGACCCGCGAGCAGCTTGGTTATTACTGGGCTTTGTTATTGCCAGAGATAACAAAAACACTTATTGCCGAAGGTCATACGATTACAATTGAGGTAATGCCGGGCATTAAAAGGCAGGCCAAATACACAGAGGATATTGTACACGAAGGCTTAACGCTGGCCTGCGGACTTGTCGGAGAGGATGGCCGGGGTCTTAGATTGAGCGAAATGGACAAAATGCAATCAACAATGTTCCTGGACCACGTGTTAGAAGTGGCGGTAGGACTGAAAATGAATATGGAAAACTTAGAAGCGGCCAGAAAAGGAGAATAAAATGACCCCTACAGAACTTGAACAAATACAATATGAATACATTAGAAACGAAAATCACGGGACTCCCGCTGGTTACCGTAAGTGCAGAGAAATAGCTTTGGAAAACTTCTGGGCTGTACTGTCAACTGCAATAGACCTACTCAAACCAGCAAAAGCCAAACCGACAACGATGGCTGGTCACTATCCGGCTGGATTCACTACTAATGAACCATGTTCACATTGTTTGGAAGCCTCCGAAAAAGCCGAAAAGATTATATCTCAAATAGATACCGCAATAGGCATGATAACGGTCCCTTCCGAGGTGAGTATTACGGTAAGAGAGGCAAAAGATTTGTTGCTTGATTCAAGCACTGAATTAGGGGAAATATTTGAAGTTTAACGGCCTACGGCCAGAAAAGGAGAATGAAATGTTACCAAAAGTAAACACAGTAGCACGATTAACGAGAGACGTTGAGTTATCGTTCACGCCGAGCCAGAAGGCTGTAGCTAAGTTTGGCATAGCTGCGGACGCGAAATACGGGGACAAGACTACGGTTTGTTTCTTGGATTGCGTAGCCTGGGGCAAGACTGGCGAAGCGATAGCTAAGTATTTCGTAAAGGGTAAGCCGATTATCGTGGACGGCTTGCTAAAGACAGAATCATGGCCTGGCCAGGACGGCCAGAAACGGTCGAAACACGTTCTGACAGTTAATGACTGGGGTTTCGTTCCCAAAGACAACACACAGGCTCCTAAGAGCGAAGAGCCGGCAGAACCTACGGAATCCACAGACGATATTCCATTTTAATAGGAGGTCATAATGTTTAGAGCTGAACCCAAAGGGAGCGAATAGTGTTACCAATTAACGAGATTGTGTGTTCGGATTGTTTGGAGGCTATGAGGGAATGGCCGGATGATTGTGTGGATTTGGTGCTGACTGACCCGCCGTATGGGATAGGGGAATCGCGCGCAAAAAATCGGAGTCGGGGCAAATGGGTTAAGCCGAAAGATTACGGCGACTACGTATGGGATAAAAATAAAGTATCTGACAACTGTATTATCCAAACCTGCAGGGTGGGTAAAAATCAGATAGTATTCGGCGGTAATTACTATGGGAAGTTGTTGGGGGATACAAGTTGTTATATTATTTGGGACAAAGATAATGGTAAAAGCGATTTTGCGGACTGCGAACTTGCGTGGACATCGTTTAAGACAGCCACAAGGCTCGTTAAATGGAAGTGGCAAGGGATGTTACAAGAGGGTGGAAATCCGAGAGATTACCGTCAGCACCCCACACAAAAGCCCCTGGGCGTAATGAAGTGGATACTTGAGAAATACAGTAAGCCTACAGACCTAATCCTCGACCCATTCTGCGGTTCAGGCACGACCTGCGTAGCTGCTAAGATGTTAGGCAGGGACTACATCGGCATAGACATAAGCGAGGAATACTGCCAGATAGCACGGGACAGGCTGAAGGCAGTTGACACCTGCGTACCAGTAAAAGAGCAGAGAAAAGGGCAAAAAAGTTTATTTGAGAGCGAATAAAACACTTGACAGCGAAAAGAAAGTGCAGTATATTATGAATATGCTAAAGTACAGAATACGTATTGAAACAATCAACCATCGGCGCAAGTCTTTCGTAGTCTATACTTTAGCAGGATTTTCTACAATGCCGCCGGTGGTTGTTTTATTTGGAGGTAATTATGGGAATGATATGGCATATTAAACAATGTAGGCATTGCCCTGAGCACGATGATTGTGATTACAAACAATCACTCAAGGAAGTCACCAAGAACATGGAACCCATCCACGTAAGCCATAACTGTCGCAAATATAAGACTTTGTTTCAGATAGGGCAACGAGTCGAAATAGAATTGAATTATAGAGAGCCAGACGATGAGCGTGGATCAGTATGGGAAAGTTACGGCTTTATAACAGGTGCGATAACCGGTATTATCTACAGGAAGAATTTTTGGGAAGTACAGCTCGACAAACCAGTTACGCTTACGCGATACAAACATGGTCAAATGTCAGACAGTGTGTTTATCAATTACATAAAACCTGCAAACAAAATCAAAGTCATTGAAGGTGAATTCTCGGATATTAAACGGGTTGATTTTGGCGAGTTTGATTCTCCAGATATTTGGTGAAATGGAGTTAAATAAATGGCGAGTGGTAGAATGTTAAAAAAAGAGATTTCAGACAGCGAGAAGCTGGGAGCGGTTAAAAGCGATAGGGCAAGGGTTCTATATTTTATGATGCTCCCGCACCTTGATATAGCAGGGCGATTAGAGGCTAACACAAGGCGAATCAAGGGCCAAATAACTACCATGCTACCATACACCGAGAAGGCAATTCAGGCGGCATTGGAACACCTGTGCGAGGCCGGTTTAATCGTTTTGTACACAGATTCGGACAAGCAGTACCTACAGTTCACTCGTTTTGACGAATTTCAGTCATTAAACCCCGAAAGAGAGGCGAAATCAACGATTCCCGGCCCTACTCCAGACAACTCAAGAGTTATCGAGAGCGGAAAAAGCAAGTTAAGTAAAGTTAAGTTAAGTTTAAGTAAAGATAAATATAAGGCTAATAGTGGTTTTTTTGATGAAGTAAGAAAGTTTTACAATGGCAAGGGCAAAAGGGGAACTGTCGGAGGAAACAAGACTGAGTTCGACAACTTTATAAAAAAATATGACAACTGGGAGCAGATATTACCTTTACTGAAGCCAGCAATTGAGAAGCAAATTATCTGGAGAGAAAAAGCGAACGGCGAATTTCGGCCTCAGTGGAAGAATTTTCAGACATGGATAAATGGAGAGTGCTGGGATGAAATTTGCGGGAACAATGAAAAACAGGCTGAAAAAGACAAACCGAAAAGCTGTTTTGTCTGCAAAAACGTAGCGGAAAAGGAAATAAAAAAATCGGTCTTTATTTGTACGGACTGTAATGCATTTCTTTCGGCAGCCCCCCCGTTTGTTACATATACCGGCAAAACGGTGCCCAAAAACAGGCTGGAATTAGGACAACTCGAAGAAATGGTATTGAAACAGAAGGCAAAGAAGCGATCTTGTGCAGCAGGCA